ATTGGCTTGCCGTTACTATTTGACGGAACTACATGGCAAACACCAAAAGCAGTGGCATCAAATAGTAACGGCAAGCCAATTAACCCGATTGATGGTCAGCTGCATTACGACAAACTGATCCCCGGATTATTTATGTACGATTCAGGAACGGCAGCCTGGATTGCTATTTAAATCCTCTGCGTAAGGATGTGATCAAGAATTCGATCAAGTTTGTTGTGAACTGCTTGAACTTCTCGCAGAAAATCTTCTTTTAGAACGTAGTCATGAATGACCCGATCTTGAAATTTCTCAAGATCTGCTTCAAGTGACTCAAATCTGCGTTCCAATTTTCTATTAAAATTTGATAGGGCTCTGGTCAGGCCCGCGAACGCACCGATGCTGCTTGAGATCACAGCAATGATCAATTCTGGGGTCACTTGAAACTATGTTTTTCATTATTCTAAAGGATTTAACGACTTAGAATTAAACTCAGGAAACGCAAGCGGAATGAGCACCGGCTACGAACCCAATATAGAAGGTGCTTTGGCCGTTCTTGTAGACTTGATGCAAGGGAATGGCTTCACGATGACGCGATCACCTTACGCGCCAAATTACAGGGGCCTTGTCGATGCTCTTATTGATTTAAAAGACGGATTTCCTACTTTTGTTCCGTTTCGTGTTGGTTTTGATGCCATTGCTTTTGAGAATGTAAGCCAAGGCGAGGCGTTGTATCTCAGGTCTTCAGATGGGCAAGTAGGGAAAGCAATTGCAAGTGGTACCTTAGATCAAGCATACGTCGCTGGTTTTGCAGACGCATCTAAGAATGCTGGAGAAACAGTAAAAGTTCTTGTCACGGGAATGGAAGCGATAGCTGGTTTAGATGCAGGAGATCATTATTTTCTATCTGCAGGAACGCCAGGATCAATCACAACAACACCTCCTAGCACGGCCGGACATTATGTTGTGCGCGTAGGTGAAGCTGTTTCTGGCAGCGAATTTTCAATTCAATTAGAGCCTCCTATTTTGTTGAGCTGATATGGCAACGCGCAAATCTATAGTCCTCATCAATGGACTATTTCAGCAGTTGGCTACTCCTGCTGACAAGCTTGATCTTGCCGGTAATACGACTACAGATCTGCTTGAAGGCGGGAATCTTTATTACACAGATGCCCGCAGTCGATCTGCAATCTCTGTTACTGATTCAGGTGGCGATGGTTCGCTAAGCTACAACAATGCAACTGGTGTAATCACTTACACTGGACCATCTGCAAGTGAAGTTAGGGCGCATTTAAGTGCAGCTACCAGCGGGACGGGATTTGGTAGCCTTGCATACGATAACAGTACAGGTGTTTTTACTTACAGTGTCGTTACAGCCGCAAATATCCGTCAGCAGATTACAGTTACAGACTCCGGCGGCGACGGATCTCTTAGCTATAACAATACAACAGGCGTTATTACTTATGTAGGCCCCTCTGCATCAGAAACGCGTGCTCATTTTAGTGTTGCCACAGGGTCTGGTTTAACTTATAACAGCACGACAGGTGAGTTCGGAACAAGCGCAATCCCGAATGCTCAGCTTGCCAACAGCTCGATCACTTTTGGCACAACAGCGATTTCCTTGGGAGGAACCGTATCTGCTTTAGATTTAACAAGTTATACAGCAAGCAGTTTTATAAGCGTTGGAGCTGTCGGTACAGCCGGATCAATTACCATTGATTCGACCGGGATTGTGTTTGAAGGATCATCTGTAGATGGCAATGAGACTACGCTCCAGGTTGTTAATCCATCTGCGGATCGCGCAATTGTGTTCCCAGACGCCTCTGGCACTGTTGCGCTTCTTACCAGCCTAAGTGTTGCTATTGGCTCAGGGCTTACTTACAACAGTACTACTGGCGAATTCGGAACAAGCAACATCCCAAATAGCCAACTCCAGAATTCTAGTATTACGATTGGTACAACTGCTGTAGCACTCGGAAGCACAGCTACCACAATTGCTGGATTACTGTCATTAACATCTAATGCGATTTATATTGGATCATCAGGTTCAGCAAACAGCCTGATTCTTGATTCCAGTGGAATTACATTTGAAGGCAGTTCGTCTGATACCGCTGAAACAGTCTTAAGTGCTGCAGACGCAACTGCAGATCGAACACTCGTTTTACCAAATGAAAGTGGCACGATTGCAACACAAGAATTTGCCACCGCTATTGCAGTTGCTTTAGGATAGAAAAATGGCCACACAAGTACAGTTCAGGCGCGGTACATCAGCGGAAACTGCATCTTTTATTGGTGCTAACGGTGAAGTCACTGTAGATACAACAAAGAAAACCTGTGTTGTCCACGATGCAGTTCAGGCTGGTGGCTATCCATTGATGTTGGAAAGCGGAGTTAATTCTGCTTTCTCACCCGGATCTTTAACTAGCTGTGCTTTAAAATTTGCTGGCGATCCAAACACAGGAATTATCAGCCCTGGTACTGATCAAATCGCTTTAGTGACTGGTGGTATTGCTAGACTTACAATAGATTCATCTGGTGCAATCACCATTCCAGGGAATGTTTCCATCTCAGGCAGCTTAACTGTGACTGGAGCCCTCAATTCTTCTGACAACCTTGCCCTTATTGTTGCTCTGAGCTGATATGGCCAATACTTTTAAAATGGATACCAAGTCGAGCTTGGTGACAGATGCCGTCAGCAACAGTACAACTAATGTTTTAACGGCTGGATCAACCGCGACTCTTATCGTTCTGAGTGTATTGGTTTCCAACAAAACCGGCACCAGCGCAAATGTTGACGTTTACTTGGTTACAAATACAGGTGATGATGTTTACTTAATCAGGAATGCACCCGTCCCCGCTGGTTCATCTTTAGAGTTAATCTCTGGCAATAAGGTGATCCTTGAATCTAATGATGTGCTTCGGGCACGTAGTGACACGAGCACAGCACTGGATATCGCGGTTAGCTATCTTGAGCAGACTCCGTAATTATGTCGTTAACCGTTGTTGGCGATATTGAGTTGCTTTGGAGGCGCATGGAAGAGATCAATGCGTCGTTGTCCTCGCAAATCAGATATTTACAGGAAAAGGTTGATCATCTTCAGGCTCTTTCTTCAGAGAGCGCAATTCTTGCACAGCCTGACGATGATTGGGTGGTTGTCAAAAAGAAGCGAGATTATCTTCTTAAGACAACTGACTGGACCATGATCCCAGGAACAACAGTTGATCAACACGCCTGGTCGAAATATCGACAAATTTTGAGGGACATTCCTCAAACTTTTGGTGCCTATGGCCCAGACAAAGTTAAATGGCCAGTAGCCCCTTCTACGTCTGGTCCGAATACAATAAAAGAAGGAAAAGTTTAAGTAGCGATGTACTTAGGTAACGATCTTCAGGTTGCATTCCCAACCTACCGGAATATTGATGATATTTCGGGCAGCTTTAATGGCGTTACTAAATCGTTCCCTCTTCTGGTTGGTGGTGTCGCTCCCGTACCCCAACCGCTGAATGAATTTCAGTGCTTAATTTCAGTTAATGGTGTTGTCCAGAAACCTGACCCCAGTGGCGCTAGTGGCTTTAAGCTGAGCGGCGGAAATATTGTCTTTAGTGCTGCTCCAACAGGCGGACAAACGTTCTTTGGTGTAATCCTTGCTGGTGCTGATTATGTTAACGTCGGTGCTAATTTCCCGAGCGGCACACAATCTGTGCCAAGCATTACATTTGACAGTGATTTAGATACAGGTATTTATAACTCTGGTGCGAATCAGCTTTCATTTGCGACTGGCGGAATAGAGCGTTTTCGTATTGACTCTGCAGGTCAGATTGAAGCTGTCGGGTTGGGTAGTGCGGCATCTCCTACATTTAGCTGGACAACTGATACAAATACAGGCATCTACTCCCCCGGCGCAGACCAAGTAGCCATCTCAACTAATGGCACTGGGCGGTTGTTTGTTGATGCGAGTGGTCGTTTAGGTCTGGGGACTTCTACACCTGGTCAAGCTCTTGATGTTGTTGGCACTATTCAAGCCACCGCAACAACAGCAACAGGTTTCAACCGAGTATTTGATACCAGTGGCATTACAACTGGTCGCGCAAACCTCCGGATCCAAAACAGTAGTGGCGGAGTGATACTTGGCATTGAAGACTCTAC